GTGTCCATTACTGCACCTCTCCTGAGAACATGTCGATCTCCTCGTACTCGACCTCTGTGCAGTTGACGGCTGCACGCTGGCACCAGTCTGCGAAGGATGGATACTCCTCGCTCTCCTTAGCGCTGCGCTCGAACGCGAGCTCACGCAGACGGAGGTATTCCCTGTAGATGACCGCGAGGTCTGCTGCGGACTTGTCTGTCTGGAACAGGCCGACGGCGAGCTCATCATCACCATCGTGAGTGTGAGTCAGGACGACGGCCATTACCACACCTCCGTGCCGATCTCAGTCATAGGCTCAGCCAGTGTCGCCCAGAGGAAACTCAGGGCCTTTAGTATGCTGCTCAGGGGCTGCATACATGCTGATTGGTCGGCCACGTGATAGGCATTCCGTATCAGTCTCAGGCTGTCCGTGAATGGCCGCCGTCATATCCCCGTGGCCACCGGTTGGCAGATCACCCAAAGATAGGCGATCACTACCACACACCATCGATCTGCCAAGGGCAGCTCAGGTTTAGTGGTCTTAGGATAGAAACTCAGACGTTAGCCTGATCAGAGAATAGGATGGCAGACGGCGTCCCGTTCGCCGCCCGCCTATTGTATAGCATGGCATTGCAGCCGCACCAGAGATGCAGAGTCGACGCTGCGCATCCCACCGCCTGAACGGGCAGGTTCAGCGCTCGCGCCAGTCCAGTGGTCGGCTCAAAGCTATTTAGCGGAACCTACTCGGATCTCCTCTTGGGTGTCCACTCTGAGCGCCCGAAGCAGCCCCCAATGCCGCAGCAGACGCCATCATCATCGGGCTTGCACTGATGATCGCATCTATCGCACGTCTTAACGCACGCATCGCACCCTCCGACGTGCTCAGGAGAGATCCGTCCGCAGCTCGGGCACATGACCGCATAGTCTGAGGTCTCGGCCTCTGGCACCATGCCCTCAGGGGTCATGATGAGATATCCAGACTTGGGCTTAGCATCAGGATGAAATATGATCACGTGATCCGAAGCGCAGACTCCTCCCCCTTTGATGACTGGAGGCCGTTCAATGAACTCAGCGGCATAGCGCGCCGCGTCAACCTGATCATCCTTGATTGATGAGTGCCTCGGCCCGAACCAGTCGTGCTGATATCTGATCTGGCTATCGATGGTCTTGCGCACGTCCTCCTTGGCCGACAGGGCAGCAAAGATCTCCTCGTTGGTGTGCAGAGTCTTACCACCCATTCCCGGCGTCCAGCATCTGCAATCCGGGATTGCAGGGCTCGGCTCGCTAGCACAGACGTTCTTAGCCTTAAGACGGATGATGACCTCATCGAGGACAGCCCCGCCATGCCCCTTGATCTTAGTCTGTATGATACATCCGGGATCGACAGTAAGAGGCTGATCCTGCTCGCACACCTTCGCACCCCTGAGGAGCCCCTCGAAGTGGACATCGAAGGAGATCGAATCAGGGGTCTTGTGCTGCTTGAGATCATGGAGGCACTTCCTGAGGTGGCTGTTCTTCTTCCTCTGTGCGTCGAGTGCCTGTCGTGCCTCTGCGAGCTCCTGATTGAGAGCCCCGATCTTCTTATTCTTGGTAGACATGCCCTCACGAACGCACTCTCCGACCTCTGCACTGTGCCTCTTAGCACAGGCCATGCACTCCCTGCGCATGTCCTTGATGTACTCGCGCAGGTCTGCGACCTGCTTATCCTTGGCCTCCAGCATATTCTTAGAGAGCATCTCTGCGGCGTAATTCGGCGAGGAGTGGAGCTTCTCATTGAGACGATTGATCTCCATGCGCATGCTGACAATCTCCTTATCCTTTACCTCTGACCTAGCGCACTCAGCCTTGAGCATACCCTCAGCCCTGTGCGCTCGCCCGGATGCGCACGCGACGTGATGCGAGAGCCTCTCTGAGATCCGACTTGCGATATGAAGAGCGACGTCGGTCTCGCAGACGGACTCCTTTTCTGACGTCACCTCCCGCAGGGCCATGAGCACGGCTTCGGTGAGCGTCATTCCATCTGACTCGAAGACGAACCTCTGAGCCATCGCCTCTCCGCGCTCGACGGCGTAGACGCGCTCGGCATGCCCCGAGCTCCCGTAATCGTGCGTCGTGCTCATGCTCATGATCTCGTACTCCGTCTTTCCTACCGTTACTCTGTCTCCGGGCTTGACCCCGAGATCGCTGCTTGATTCGATTTTGATCTCTCTCATCATTCGACCTCTGGTGATTCTAGCCTGCCACAGAATGAGCACTGCTGCCGAACGACAAGTCCGTTGTTGCCGGGCCATAGCGTCCGATACATGTTCCAGCCGCACTCTGGGCAGAATTCTGTTGACGACTCATCGAGCGTGCTCACAGTAATCCTCTTTTAGAGAAGAACCGCGCCCACGCTCCCATGCATATGGCTCTCAGTGGGCGAGAGCCTAACATGTGTGATTCGATTCTTAGGTATAAGATTCTATCCTCATCCCCTAGCTCTGCGAGCCAGCCATCGCGTACTCTCAGGCCTGCGAGGAATTCTGCGCTCAGATATCCCTCGATGGCCTTAATACGTGCCATCCTGCATCTTCTCCTCCACCAAGACTATGGTGTCATTCTTGTGCTGCCCGTGCCTGACGACGAGCAGCTCGACGGGGAAGAATCCCCGCCTTGGGCCGAAGCCATTGCTGTTCCAGCCGCAGGATATGGCGTGGCCTCCGGGCCGAACCGCATCGCAGACGGCGTTCATGACCCGATTGTAGAAGTTATAGGAGGTGTCGAGACTGGTGACCCTTCGGCCCACAGCCCTGTAGTGCTCCGAGACTTGTCGGTACGAGTAGGGAGGATCGAGGACGATGCCCGCAGGCCTCCGGGCATTCAGGGCCAGATATGCGATGGCCCACTCGGAGAACTCAAGGGCATCAGAGTGCCATTTGGCCTCCGTCTCGGGGTTGATGTCATTCGTGAGCTCACAGAGATGCGAGTTGCGCGCGAAGGGATCAAGCCAGTCCTCACCATCGCCCACGTACCTCTGAACGAGCTCCCTGATTGGCTTGATCTTGAACGTCTCCTTGCTGGCCCCGGCGCGTGCCCATCCGAAGATCACCTCTCGCTCGGCCACGATATCACCTCTGTGAAGTGCTTGCATCCCTTGCATGAGTTTGTCCCAGTCCTGAGCGAGCCCTCGGCAGCGCAGACTGAACAGGGATGGAGGGCCATCGCGTACGCCGTCGAGTGACCCACAGAGGTGGATCTGCCACCCTGATCGCGAATATTGATCATAGATCGACTCGCATAGACAGGCGTATCGTCTCGCCCGCACTCATCGCGATCTCCTTGTCCTCGCTCTCCATGTGGAGCGTCATCCTGCGCGCAGTCAGGGCTGAGCCAGCCGTGAACTCACCATACAGACGAATGGCCTTGAGGATCTCTCCGAGGTCGCCGTGCTCGATGAATGCCCTGCACGCATGAGCCCTCGCCTGACGCGCACGCTTTACTCTCACCTCTGCACGAATTCTCTCGATGAACGAGGGCTCGGGGTCGTCAGGGGATCTCTCCGGGGGTAGGAGGTCATCGTACAGGAGGAGATCCACGCCAAGCTCGCAGGGGATCTCGCCCTCAGAGGTCTGGATCCTGACTGCGGGCTCAGAATGCCCAGTCGTTTCCATCTCGCACCTCCTTGGCTCTCTCGACAGCCTCCTCACGGTCATAGCCCTCACGCCTGTAGTGACGGACAAGTCCCGCCGTGCAGCGATAGCGCTGACTGGTCTTGCGTCGGTCGGTCATGATTCAGCCCTCATTAGTCTGACGAGCTGCCTCTGACCCCAGACGAGAGCGACCAGCGCACCTATCAGGAAGCTGAGCACGCACTCTAGGATCATAGTGCGCTCCAGACGAGGCTTCCGATTGTCACGACGCACCCGGCTAGCCAGATGCAGACCCCGCACTTGATCATAGGGCGTCCATCCATGAAGGCGTAGAGCCCCGGAAGGACTTGTCCGCATATGGCGAGCACGCCTCCGATCAGACACAGGGCTATCCCCAGCAGCCAGACGTTCATTCCGGGGCCTCCACGAGGTTGTCCATCTCACCAGTCCTGAGCGAGATAGGGGTCTTAACCCCGCAGCCCGCACAGACCAGACAGGCATCATTCTGCTCACCATGCAGGGCGAAGAACCTATCGCCCCCGCAGATCGAGCAGACCAGTGGCGTCCTCTCTGTCATTCCACACCGCCAATCTCGAAGTTACTGATTCTCTGGACGGTCATTCTTCTTTCCCCTTCTTTATCCTGAGCACGAGCTCGTCCCCGGGTTGGAGCGTATACGCCGGGCAGTCGATGCACTGAGCCTTGCCACAAGGCATATCTTCGCAGAGATTACTAAGAATCGAGGAGTCGACCTCGAAGATCTTCCGGGTCATTCCGTCTTCACCCCCGCGAACGCGCACTCCGCAGGCGTCTTGTCTGATCGCAGCCTGAGATATCTCGGATGGCGCAGACGACCAGAGTCCGTCCTCTCCATGAACTCGACCTCCACGACGAGGCGAGGCTCGATGACCCTCTGGACGGACTTGTCGCGCAGCAGGCCAGACATCCTGTCCTCAGGAATGTGCTGAATCATGCCCAGCAGGATGCGGCGCTCGGCATCCGTCATGCCAGACGTGCGCCCCACCTCGATCAGATTGCCGTCGGCATCGAACTGTCCGAGGATGAGCGCCCCGAAGGTGCTGGAGGTCTTGCCCTTGCCCGTCTGGATGCCCATGACCACGCAGTCCGCCGTCGCATCGCGCTTGACCTTCAGCCAGTCCTTGGAGCGATTGTCGTTCTTGCCGTCGTGGCGGTACTTACCCCTGCGGGCCTTTAGGATGATGCCCTCCCCGCCGCTCTCGATGGTATTTGCATACAGGAGATCGAAGTCCTCCTCGAAGGTGACGACCTCTCTGACGTGCGGCCCGGGCACCTGCCTGAGGATCGAGGCCACGAGGCTCGACCTGTAGACCTGATCATAGTCACGATAGTCTGTGCCCCCACGGGACAGCACGTCGAAGACCATCAGGGTGGGGCTGTATGGCGCTATCGTCTCAGGCAGGGCGTCAGCCTTAACGTATTCGCACTGCCCATTGTCACGCCTGAAGAACGCCAGCTCTGCATCGAGGACGCAGCGCATGTCGACCTGACTCAGGGCTGCGCAGATCTCGGGGTAGAGGGCCGAGTAGTCCGTCTTGGCCGAACGACTGACGAGCATGACGCCCTCAATCGGATCGCAGACGGCGATGACCCTCGTGCCGTCGTACTTGATCTGAGCGACGTGGGTGCGCTCGTAGCGCGACAAGTCCTTCTTGTCTGGCACGACCTCTGCCAGCATGGGCCTGATTACCTCTGAGGTCATACTCAGGGCTCCCGGACGACGGACTCGTTCCACGCCTTGAGATCCTGATAGACCCCTGAGATCCTGCGACAGAGGTTAAATGGTATCGGCACTCCATCAGCAGCCTCTATGGCCCGCAGGATTGCATTGATCTTATCCTCGTCATTGAGCCTCATTCGTTCGCCTCCGTGACCGGGCGGCATATGCCCCCGCATCTGATGGTCTGTTTGCAGGCGAGGTTCTCATCGTGCACCCGGCAGTGACTGCATTGCTGGCATGCCACAGACGTGCGCTCAGCCGAAAGACACACCATGTGCCTTGGCCTGAGGTCTCCATCGACGTGACCCTCCCGCGCAGGGCCGAGGCCCATCGCAGGCTCAGTCTTGCGAGGCCCGAGGGTGGTGATGGATCGGGTCATGTCTCCATCGGGCATTAGTCCTCCTCCTGATGCGCGCAGTCGTCGTTGGCGCACTGCCAGAATCGTGGCTTGCCGTCCTGTGTGATCGGAACCATGTCGCCGTCACAGACGGGGCACTTGCGAGTGACGCGCTTGCCCTTCACGTCTCCGTGGATCTTGATCGACATCACTCCACCTCTATGCCGTTGTCGCGAAGGACGTCGATCACATTGGTGATCTTCTCTGCGATCTCCTCGCGGCCCGATCTGATCGCCTCAATCGACTCGCTCCATGCGTCGGAGTCGATGTGACTGGCGATCTCAGTCTTTATGATCTCCTGAAGCACCGGGGGCTCCAGCGCATCCAACTCCCAGACGTTCTTGCCGTGCTTGGCGATGTACTTCTCTGCGCGGGCATCCGTCAGCTTGACCGGGGCAGGAGGGAGATCGTATTGGTCGACCTGATCGTGATCGAGGGCGATGCGCTTGACCGTGACGTGATCCGCGCCATAGTCTGATAGCCTGCGCCCAAGGTCACGGGTGATGTCCAGTCCTGAGGGGTCGAGGTCGCCGACATAGATGATGGTGCAGGACTTGTCCTGCTTCTTAATGAATCGGTTGACCGCATCCGATACATAGGTGTACGACGAGTACCCCCTGCCGACGCACGTCATGACCTTGTAGGGCTCGGTCGCGCTGGATACCAGTCGAGACAGGGCGTCCTTCTCGACCCATACCTCGATGTACTCCTCCTGATTGGCCCACATGGTGTTGCTGAAGTAATTCCAGCAGCCATTGAGGTTGCCCAGCCTGCGACGAATGAACTCCTCAGGGGTGTCCTCAGGGTAGTCTCCGCCGTGGGTCTCCCGACCCCTGTCCTCCATGATATTGGCTGCGATCTCTCCCTTCTCCCGCGCAGACACGAGGATTCGCGAGAGGTTTTTGTAGGAGTTCAGGTTGTTAGGAATCAGGTTGCGTGCGACCAGACGATAGTAGATCTGACGCAGGGTCATCTTCGTGCGATACTTAGAGGTGATCTCCCTGACGGCCTTGACGATCTCGGAGCTGTTGACTGCGACGACTGCTTCAGCCATTTAGATCACCAGAATGTCGGCCTCGCGGGTCGCCTGTGCTGCTACGATGCCCTGACAGTCTGCACAGAAGGTGCGGTGATTGATCATCGACTCCATGTTCATGCAGACGGTTCCGCAGGGTGCGCGGACTGTGCCCTTCGCGGGCCTCAGGCGTCCACCCTTGCGGTTGACGACGAATTCGAATGGGGCCTGAGCCTCCTTCACAGTCTCGGCCCATGCAGTCTGAGAGGCCTGTGCCTCGGCGCTTGCCTCTGCCTGCGCATCGACCATCCTCTGGGCCTCTGAGTCACGGACGACTCCGATCATCGTCTCGGCCTGAGCGTATGTCGCCTTGGCCTCCTCGTAGTGCGTCCTCGCCTGCTTGAAGGCGAGACTCCTGTGCGCACGCTCGGGGCTCTCCTTAGGGGTGCTCTTCAGTTCAGACATAGCCTTGGTAAAGGCCATCCTCGCTCGCTCCTGATTCAGACGCAGGGCATTCAGCCGTGCTCGGGATGTCTGGAGGTATTCAACTGCGGACGAGATAGCAGGCGCGGACGCCTGCTTTAGATTGGTGCGTGTGGTTGCCATGTGCCACCAGAGTCAAATGGGACATGTCGGAATATATACCTGACGGTTTAGTCGTCAGTCTAGAAAAAGGGGAGGTGATAGAGGGCGTGCAGTCAGGCTCAGAGGGTGACTTTGATCTTGCCCTTGCTGAGCGGGGCGATTGGCTTGCCACCCTTACCTGCGGGGCCTTTGACTGGGGCCTTGGGTGCGGGCTTCTTGGGCGCAGTCTTCTTGACTGGGGCTTCCTCTTCCTCGGGCTCCTCTGCGGGCTCGGCCCTCTTGGATGTCTTCTTGGCCGCAGGCTTGGCTGCACTCTTCGTGGGCTTGGCCTCGAAGTGGGCTCCGATACGCCGACAGAGGTTCTGCCCGGCTGAGGTGGAGAGGAAGGATGCGCTCTCGATATCGACGTCGCCGCGAATGAGGCTGCCCTCTACGCGTGCATCGCTGATGGTACCGACGGCCTTGCCGTCGACGAGGATCTCCTGACCCTCAAGGGATTCGCAGACTGCGTTCATTACGGTCTCAACCTGTTCAGGGCTGTTGATGCCCCGGAATCCTGCCCGTGCGAACAGGATGACGTTTTCGAGTTTTTGCGACATTCTGTAGACTCCGCTTAGATCTCGTGGATCTGAGCACAGCCCTATGGGCTTGGTGAGCACATATATCTTCCGCGCTTATGCCTGAGTCATTCGCATGCCCTTGCGTCTGATCAGGTCTGCAATCCCCGCAGGGGAGCGACAGCCCCTATTGTAGTGCGCATAGACTGCGTTCAGGTCACTGGCAATGGATTTGCGCGACCACTCTGGATCGGAGATCAGCCTCACCCTGACCCGCAGGCGCTCACGACTGAGCATGGGTGGGTAGGGGAAGTTATTCACCCTGTGCAGCACCATCAGGACTCCTCCGTCCATTCCGATACCTCGACAGACTTCCCGGGTGCGTCGACCACAGGGATCAGAGTACACCTACAGTTTGGGTGCAGGGGCGCGTGCACCCCGCCATCGATGCTGTAGACACGACCATCGAGCTCCTGACACCTTGGGCAGCACCCCTCTGCGGCCAACCACTCGACCTTATCAACGCCCTCTGAGCGATACTCGTCCATCACCCCTGTGTTCACGGCCTCCATCGTCTCAGTCCTGACGATGCGCTTGGCCGCGTAGTCATATGTGTCAGCGATCTCGTCAATGGACTTCAGGATCTGACCCTGCGAGCGCTCCTGTAGGATGCCATCCGAGATCACGCGCCGCACGTCTGCGGACAAGTCGCCCGTCATCTTGGCGAAGGCTCGATCTGATCTCTGCATCAGCACCCCGACCTTTCTCCACGCCTGCTGACGAACCTTCAGGGGTGCGCCTAGGACGACGGCTGAGAAATTCCTCCCCTGCACATATGCCTCCGAGGACAAGTCCTTCGACCATGTGATCCTCTGCGTGATGTCCGTCTTGGCGAGGCTGTCGACCCACCTGAAGAACTCCCCAACTGACATCTCCTTGTTGGTGAACGCCTGAGATGAGAGCTCGCGCTTCACTCTGAGGAGATACCTTTGGATGAGAGTGGAGAGCATCCTCTCGTGTCTCTCGATCAGAGTCAGGGTATGGGTGGGGTCGGCCTTGGTCTCAGGACTAAGCTGTAATGGCATCCCTGACGGCCTCCAGAGCCTTCTCGTAATCCTCCCCGAACTCCCTCCAGTGTGGGCACTGGTTGACGTCGAGGAGCACCATGTACTTGCCCTCGGGCATCATAATGATCTGGAATGGATACAGACGACAGGCGAGGGGTCGCTCAGGCTCGCTCATTATGCAGCCAAGATCCGTCAGGGCCGGGCACGCCCCGGTGATGCGATACCATCCCTGAGCCTCCTTGTGCAGCCCGGCCATAGCCACAGCCTGATTACTGGTCGCGGAGATCATTCGCCGAATATCCGAGTCGTTGAGCAGGGGCTGGGAGCAGCACCTGCCCCCGCACTCCGTGCACAGAAGAGTGTTCTCCATTACTGCTGCCCCTCCTCGATCCCGAGGTATTTGTTGGCGAGCTCCTTGGCCTTATCCTGACTGACGAGGCCATACCTGTCGAGGGGATTGTTGGTCAGGGCTGCGAGGGCGTTCGCCTGATCCAGAGGGGTGGCCGAGACCCCCGACAAGTCCTTGAACTCCTGAGCGAGTGCAGCCCTGCCTGCGTCGTCGAGCTCCGGGGCCTCGATGCCTATCGTCTCCATGACCTTGCGGCGCTCGTTGAGCCCAATGGTCTTGGTGTTGAACCCTGTGCCGATCACGCTCAGGAGCATCTGGCTGCGGTCGACCGAGGGCATCGGCAGGCCGAACTCGATGGTGTAGCCATCGTATCCATTCATCAGGAGATAGGGGTTGAGGAGGCGCTCGAACCCAGAGGAGACCCATGCCTGCTGGCCCTCGATGTAGCTCAGGTATAGGTTGTAGGCCGCATTGTCTGACCCTCCAATGAGTGTGCCCTCCTTCTGGATCGAGCTGGCGGGGCTGAAGTAGTTACCGAGGAGCTGATCAAGAGCGTTGATGGTCTCAAGGGCCGTTGACGTCTGGTTAATGCCGACGTTCTGGAGCTCCATGTTCTCCCTGAGCTGATATGCCACCCCTCGTCCAATGTTGCGAATGATCTTCGTGGCGTACTCAGAGTCGTCCTTCTGGGGCTTGGTGACCTTGATATAGAACAGGCCTCCCGCACCCAGTCGGTTGTTCTGCTGCATCTGCCCAGTCCAGCAGAAGTCGATCATGGTGACTACTGGAATAATGGGTTTGATCAGAGGTTTGCCCCCGAGGTAGCCAGCCCTCACGGGGTCGGTGATCATGAAGACGTTGGTGAGCTGCTTGACCGTCCTGTCGAGCTGGAGCTGCCAGAATTCCATCTCACCCTTGTCATTCAGGGCGATGCCCGGGAGGATGGGGTTGACGACGTTGACGAAGGTATTCGATACAGTCGTGTATCCGCGACGAGAGAACGTTTCAGAGGGAAGGTGGCGTAGCTTCTTGAGAACGTATTCGTTCTCCTCCCACTCCCAGACGGGGTTGAAGAGCGCTGGCCCCCATGCCGCAGACTCACGCCATGCGATCTGAGAGTTGAACCATGCGTCGACATCCTGACTCATGCACATCGAGGTCAGGCGCTCGGACAAGTCCTCGTCCTCAGAGCCGTCGGGAGCCCGCCCGACTACCTTGAACTCCTTCTTATTCCTGAACAGAGTGCGCTGCTGCTTGTCGAGCGCCCCGGCGAGATAGATATTATCGAGGTACTTGCTGATCTTATCCACGTCGAGCTTCTGCTCCGTGATAACCTTGCCGAATGAGGTAACATATATCGTTCCCTCCTCTGGCTTAGAAGAGCCCTTAGCCTTGGCCATGCTCGCCTTTGGGCTCGAAAGTATATATAGAGGGAGCCTGCGAATCAGGTGAAATCAGGGATGTCCGACCCACTCCACTCAGAGGTCGGGCACGCCTCGCCCATGACCTGTTCGACGGTGGGATCCCTGTCGCTCCTAGCCCTGAACTCCCCGAGCCATATGCCATTGAATGCCCCTGAGAGGGCGTCGACCTGATCATCGTGCTTGCCATTCGGAAACATGGAGAGCTCGTCGAGGAATGCGGCGTTCCAGTGCCCACGCACTATCTTGACGTTGCCAGCCTTGGATGCGGCCATGACCGCACGGGCTCGGGATACCTTATCCCCAGTCGATGGAGTGCCCATGAAGGCGTATCCCGGCAGGACGATACGAGCGAAGTGATCGATCACACGCTTTCCTGACGACCCGGGCTCCTGCTCCATCTCTATGGCAACCTCCCCACCATCGATCTGAGCGGTCTGCTTGACGAGATCCTCTGAGTCCTTGGAGTCGAGCTGATCGTGCTGGACATCGAGGATGTACGATAGGCCAGTCTTGGTATCCACACCAATGAGGAGCCCCGAGGAGAAGTCCCCGGCGTTCTTCGTGGCCGCGAGATCCCAGTATCGAAGCTTGGGTATGCCCCACGGGGCAGCCTTGACGATCTCAAACCATGACTTCTTGAACATCCCGCCCTCAAGGGGTGCGGGGCGCTGCTGGTACAGGGCTGAGAACCAGTATTCCTCTGTGTTGGCTGCGATATTATTGAGGGCCTCGACGCCATACCTCTCGGGCCACAGGGCCTCCCCGACTTGCCTCCCGAGGGCATCATTGGACTCTGCGATGGCTGGGAGGTTGACGACCACCCACTGATCCTTGTGCTCGTCATCCATGCCATTGATCAGTCTGCCAGCGAGATCGTCCTCGTGCCATCGAGTCATCAGAATGAGAATAGCACCATTGGGCTCCAGACGCGAGTATAGGGTCGATCTGTACCACTCCCAGTGCTTCTCCCTGATGGTAAACGACATGGCCTCCTCGTCATTCTTGACGGGGTCATCGATGATGGCGAGATGAGCACCCTTACCCGTCAGAGGGCCACCTATGCCAGCCGTTTGCATGCCACCGACATGTCCTTTGATGTTCCACCGACTGGCTGCTGAGCTCTCGGGGTCGACCTCTACGGGCTCCTGAAAGAACCTGCCATACTCCTCGATCAGGGTGCGAGCCCTCCGGCCCCACTGGGAGGCGAAGTCGGCCTCGTATGAGGCCAGAATAACAGACTGATCGGGGTGAGTGCCCAAGAAATAGGCTGGCAGGAATTTCGAGATAAACTCAGACTTACCATGCCGTGGAGGCATGTTGATAATCACTCTGAGAAGATTGCCCTTGAGCATCTCCACGAGGATGGCGTTCAGATAGGCGAGGTGGCGTGCGGGTATCCACCGTCCATTGGACGCGATGGTCGCGAACCCCGCAGGGCTCGACTGTAGCATCGCCCTCTCGAACGACGCTAAGTCTGAGGGGGCGATATTTGTCGCTTCTTCAGCATCTCTTCCAGAATACATTGGGCTCTCTCCATGAGCTGCGCCTCCGTCATGTCCGTGAGGCGTTCTCCCTTAATGGCCACAGCCATATTGTCTGTGGACTCTCCGCGCTCCAGCCTGTCGATCTTATACCCGATCTCGATGATGCGGGCCACCTCGTATGGCGTGAGGTCGAGCTTGACGTTTGCCCTCAGGTCATCGAGCCATGACTGAAGCTGATACTCAGCCACAGAGAGGAGGGAGTCTGCGAGTTTGATACGACGCTTAGACGCCTCCACTCGCTCCATCGTGATTATATCGATTCCGACGGTGTTCAGGTGCTCGTCGAGCGCGAGGGCTCGGGACTCCCATTGCCACTTCTTGCTCCATCGACGGAGGCCGGACTCATTCTTGCCAAGGAGCTTGGCCACCGCCCCGACTGTGCGATCAGAGAGGGGCTGCTCCCGATATGTCAGGAAGGCCTCCCATGAACCATTGGGCTCTCCGTCGAGCCTATCCCAGACGTGATGATCCCCTGCCACCCGTGTGGTGGTCACGTCCTCAGCCATGATGCTAGTCTGCCCTCCTTACTATATAGACAACCTCGGTCTCGATACCCTCGCGCTCCAGAGCGGCGACAAGTCTCCGCATCCTGCGCATGTGCACTCTGACCCTGTCACCCTCTCTGACGCGCTCCACCAGTTCGGATATGGGATCCCCGATGACCTCCATGATCTTGTTCTCTCGCTCTCTGGCGAGATATTTCAGGCCATAGAGCTGCCGGACGGGCACTCCCCTCTGGCTAAACTCATGAGCGGCCTGATCCGGTGAGAGACCCTGCATTAGGAGCTTGTCGATCTCAAGCGCATCCGTATCCTCAGTCTTGAGGGGAAGCACCTCGCGGATCCAGTCGGGATCCTGCGCATTGACCAGATCCGTGATGCTGAGACCGAGCCTCATTCGACCTCCCTCCCGAGATGTGCATGAACGAATGGGAAGCTCCAGCTGATCCAGACTATCAGTCTCGGATGAAGCAGGAGGATCATTCTCGTTCCCCAATCAGCGCCGCCAGCAGCATGAGGTAATTCCTCGCGTCGGATATTCTCTGGTTCGTGCCCTCTATGGCACCATTGCCTCCCCAGCTCAGACGCACGGACTTGTCGCGGGCCATCTTACATATGGCTTGCACGTGCTTCATCATCAGCACCACGCAGACCTCCTCAGGCTCCATTCCACAGGACGCAGCCGTCGCCTTGAAATTGCTCAGGCAGTCCTCGTTCATTGCATACTCTGAGCGCTTGCTCAGGAGGAGCGACCTCTCGTGCTCCTCGAAGTCCTTGTAGATTTCCTCAAATCGCTTTACATCCATGCCTCTGCATCTCCCTTACATGCCAGACTGTATCTGACCAGACTGATATTACCATGCCGTGCCACGTCTCCTTCGTCATCATGCCCATCCTGACGCCGACAACGTGAGTGGACAGGCCCGTCTCCGCAGCGATCAGGCGTGTGGGGTTATACACCCTGCCCTGACGAAGGCGAGCCCTAAGATAGCTCGCTATGGCCTCTGACGGGCCGCGATCCTCGACGGTCATCCCTCGTATGCCACCTCAAGCTTGCCCCAGTTCTTGCCAGATTGGATCTCGACGGCGAATGGCACGTCGGT